TGTTCTTAATTTTGTTTCAAATGCTCCCTTCTTTGATGGCAACAAAGAAGTAACGCCTGAATACGAGGTGTTTGAAGGTATTGGTCGCTTCAATCGTCCCGTTGACTACGATTTTGATACTGGTCGTCCAAATACGGGGCAACGTCCAGAAGACCAACCAGATTTTAATCCCGCTTGGGTTGATGCTTACAAGATTAGCCCAACCCTGGTACCAAGCAAAGCGGCTAAAAATCCAATGCCCAGGTTGAAGAATCCCGACCCCAACGGATTCATGATGAAAGCAGCAGAAGCTCGCGTTGAGAATGAAATGGAGAATAAACAATCTGTTGCTCAGTTGCTTTCAGAAGAGAAAGCCCCAACTAAAAAAGAAGAAAAAAAAGAGGAACAACAGGCCATTAAAACTGAAAAAGAACAACAACAGGCTGTTGGATAACAAAAGATAGAATGTTGTTATTGAGATAGAAGAAATGTTTAAATTAGCGGGCGCATTGCTGTCAAAACCACAAGTATTACAGCGTGCTGCTCGCATGATGCCCGAGTCGCCCGTTGTTCAAACAATGGCGCGGTTGGCAAAAGATGGCGGCTCTGAACTATTAAGCGCATCTCTTCCCGGAGCGGTTGCTACTGCTGGACTTGGTGCTTTAACAACAGGAAATCCTTTAGCAGGTTTAATTATTGGCGCCACTGATCTTGGGTTGAGTTACGGGGGCTCTCGTGCTATTTCTAAATTCGCCCCGCAATACGCAGGAAGATACAGGGCTTACGTCACGCCTGAACAAATGAAAGCAGGTACACCTGTTGATCCAAAAAACTTAAAGATGGCCTATGAGCCAAGCTGGCAGCAAAGTGCAGCGATGCTTGCAGGTAGTGTTGCAGCACCAGTAACGCTTGAACCGTTGTTCTTGCAAATGCAACAGCAACAGAATACAAATCAACTTGTAACACAACAGCAACAGCTTGGCCAACAAGAAATGCTGAATGATTTTTATTATCCTCAAACTGCAGACGGCACTTTATATCAAACACAAGGGCTTCCCCCGAGGGTGTACTGATGGGCGTTGCGGATTTTTTGCGTCGTCAAAAAGAAGAACTGCAGGCGGGTTGGCAAACGGCTGTTGATTACATGAATCGACGCGCCCAACCGGAGATTGTTGGCGATGTCATTGTTCGTTCTCCGGATTATCGACACAGCATTCTTGATCCTCGTTTTAACAAAGCTCTGCGTCAAGGAGAAAAAATTGTCACTGATGCAGGGGTAAGACAAGTTACTCCACAGTTAAAAACACCAGCTGAATTTGCTGGCGCCTATGCTGCTCGACTATTAACTGACGTTGGCACAGATTCAACCCGTCAGTTTTATTGGCGGTACAACCATCCAATGGCTTTGGCTGAAAAAGCAATTGAACAGGTTGTCCCTCAGATTGGCGATATTGAAAACCCTGCCAAACGTGCTGCACTTACTTTAGCTATCAGCGCACCGGTCGCAGCTTCTCTCGGTACGTTTGATATTACAAACCCTGGTGAAATGTTTCGCCCTAAAGGGTATGCACAACGATACGCAGAAAAAGGTTCAGAAGATCGTAGGGAAACCGTAGAACCTGGCATTGAGCTGTTTGATCGTTTCTTCTTGGGACGCCGTGGCGAACCATTGAAATACGAGACTGCAAAAGAAGATATTCCCAGCTTGACTCCCGAGCGTTATAAAAAAGTAATGGAGAGCCAGTACCAAGATCGTGGTTTACTTGGCCTTGGCATTGTGAAAGGAACGACTGAAAATATTGAAGGTTATCCCGAAGTTCGTATTGTCGGTTTTCCTGTTGGTTTGCAATCTGCTGGCGCCTTGGCAGGTGGGGTTATTGGCGCACAGCAAGCTTTCAAACGCCCTGGGCTAACCACCAGGGGACGCGCTGGAATTACACTTGCTGGCTCTTTAGCTGGTGCCATGCTTGGTAATTTAACCAACAAAGCAATTGCTTCTGCGCAAAATAGCCCTGAAAAATTACCTTCTACGTTCGAGTACCAGCAAAACATGTAGGCTGGTAAAATTAAAGTATTAAAACAACAAAGTAATAGCTAATAGCCATGGCACTTGTTGATCAGTACGGCAGGCCCTTACAAACCCCCCCGCAGACTGGAAATCCTGGCTCCGGTTTGCAGGATGTAATCGGCGGCGAAATGTTTAATCGTGCACTTAATAAAGCACGGGAAATTGGTAGTACCGCTGCCGAAACAGTCGGTTCTCGTGTTGCAGCCCAAGGAGGCGCCGGTGAAATTGCACGTAAGGGTTTAAATCTTGCTGGTCGTTACGCTCCTTTGGTTGGCGGCGGCATTCAGCTCCTTCAAGGTGATCCTATGGGCGCAGCTGGCTCAGTTGTTGGCGGCATACTTGGCTCTCCCCTGGGACCTGTTGGCGCTATTGCGGGCGCTACTTTGGGCGGCCCACTGCTCAAGGGGGTTGCGGGCCTTGCTGGTCAAGCTGCACAGGCTGTCACTGGCGCCCAACGTGAAGCTGGTCAGTCACCTGGTTTAATCCCTGGCACCAGCAGTGGCATCGGCTTCTCGGATTCCGATATCAAGCGCATTGAACAACTCTCGAAGATCACTGGTCAGAGCCAAGTAGACATCGCTCGTCAGATGCTGCCTGTTTCTAATCAGTACCGCGATGCTGAAATGCAGCGTCAGATGCAACTCAATCAGCAAACCGGTCAAATCACTGGTGCATTAAACCGTCAGATGTATATGGCCCAACTTGCGGGTGGCGCCCAAGCCCAGGCTGGCGAAACAACCCGCACTATGATGACTGCCGCTAATCCGTATGCTGCTTCCGCTTTTCAATATCGAGGGTGATAAAAGTGACTGAATTAACTCAGTTTAAATATTCCCCCGAAGCGGTAGCTTCTTTTTACAATCAAGTAAAAGGCCTCCCGGAGTGGTTGCAACGTGACATTTATGACACCAATTTTAAACCTGCAAAAAAAGGTGAATTAACAGAGGCAATTGAAGCCTTCAATCAAATTAGAAAAGAAACGGATAGTATTGAAAAAAAAGAAAAAGAGCTTCGGTTATTAGGTGAGTTTCAAAAAGAGCAAATGCGCCAAGCTGCGCCATATAAACTTTTATTTAGCTTGCCTGGTCAGATCACAGAGGCGCTTACGCTTCCCGGACAGATTCGACTGGCGGGAGCTACGGCTGCCAATCAAGCTGCAATGCGTGGAATTGAAGTCGCCGCAAATATTTCTGCACAACCTTTTGCAATGCCCGCAAGACCAAATATTCAATATTTTTAATCGGGTCGTTTATACTTATTGAATGAGGAGGTAACATGGTTGTTTTTAAAGGCGCTGATGTAGTAACAGGCCTTTTGGGCCTTGGCTCTATTGGCACCTCAATTTTTGGTGGGCAAAGCGCTGCTCAGGCTCAGGCAGACGCTCTCCGCGCTCAAGTTGAAGGTGCTAACTTTAGTGCTCAATTGCAAACAAATGCAGCCGCCAACAAAAGAGCCCAAGAACTTTTGGGCATGCAATTTGGTGAATTTGTTGCTGCCCCAAGAGAACTTGAGCGCCAAAAAGAAGCACAAAAATTCCAATTTGGTGAGCTTGGTGCACTCCAACGCGCCGGTCGCCAAGAAGACATGCGTCGTCAGGCTTCGTTTGCCACCTCGGCTTTAGGTCGCGACACGGCACGACAAGCTGCGATGTTCCAAGAACGCCTTGAACGCGCCAAGGCTCGTGGCGCATATAGTGGTTTGTTTGGTCCTATTGCATCTGACTTTACTTAAGGAGATAAATCATGGGTGGCTCTGGAGGCGGTGGAAGTCCAACATATGTACAACCAAGCGATCCGTATGGTGATGCGCTGAAGAGATACCAGCTGGAACAGCTGCAGAAGGCTGATGCTGCTGCGGCTGAAGAAAAGAAAATTAAAGCAGAGCAGGAGGCCGCAAAAAAGCAGGCCGCCACTCTTGGCTTTGATCCTTTCAAAGAAACGCTGAAGAAACAGCTCTCCAGTGGTTTACTTTCTTATCAAGAAGCGCAAGCGGAGCTGCAAGACTATTCTTCTAAATACGACATTGGTCCTCAGCCCCAGGCTCTTCAAGGACTCACTGATTATTATCTGACGGAGATTCAGCCTGGACAGCAAAAGTCCCAGATTGAAACTGCGTACGAAGAACTGCTTGGCAAAGGTCCCTCTGCGGAGCAGCTTACCAAAGCACAAAAGGGTTTCCAATCCGGTTACTACAAATCTGTTGGTGACCTGAAAGAAACCCTTAAGTTGAGTGATGAATATCAAGAGAAGTTCAATAAGAGCTATCTTGATAACTATTACGAAACGATGTTTGGTAAGGCCAAGAAAAATGAAGCCGGCCAGAAAACATATAATTTTAAATTACAAGAGACTTTCCTTCCCAAGTACGTTGGGGATCTTGCCGCACAAACCGGTGTTGAGATTCCAAAATTCCAAACGGAATTTACGGGCACCGCTGGTGAAATCGAGGCCAACCTTGACGCTATTAAAGAAACCAAAAAGTTTGTTTATAGTGCAGGTTTAACCAACCTTCAGGGTGAAATCGACAAGGAAACTCAGAAACTGAAGAACGAAGGCGGCAAGGAAATTGCCAAGATTCAACAAGAAGGTGGACTGTATACGGCTCTTGTTGGTGCGTTTAACTTTAGTTGAGAATTAACTTGTTATAATTAATTTAGTTCTTTTAAAGACAAATGACTGTCGCTCAAACCGACTATTTTGACATTAATAAGTTCCAGCAACTCCTTGACAAACTGGAATCTTCTAAGATCAAGCAACAGGGCGAAAAGTCCAAAGAGAGCCGCAGGGACATCTTTGCTCAAGGCCTTGCCTCAATGATGAGCAACTTCTGATTTTTTCTTGTAACATTAATACGCCATGACCAGCACTCCTTCCAGCACGTATAGCGTTGACGACTGGTTTGATCTCCAGAAGTACAAGGAAGCTGCTGGCGTGGCGTACGAATTTTCCAAGAAAAAAATGGAGAGCGCTGGTGAACAAGAACGTGAAACCATCGGCAAGGGCGCAGAAGAACAGCGCACTTCCTCTGAACAAGCCCAGCGATTCAAAGAAGGAGAAGAAGCCCGAGATTACGGCCAGGCCCAACGAGCTTATCGATATTGAGTTATTTGATTCTTGGGTCGATAATCTAGACGCTTCTACCCAAGAATCATTCTGCGCGTTTGCCGCAGATAATTATTCTGTCATTGAAATCTATCTCTATTCTCGTTTCCTTGGTTACAAGGGGACTATTTCTGCGTGCGATCTTTGGGTTAAAGATCATTACAAAAAACCTGATCACCGCAAGAAGCTCCTGTATGAGATTGACGAAATGCAGGAGGACGTGCGTAAATTGCGAGAAGATGTGGAAAATGGCGTAGTTAAAAGAGATGCTGGTGTAGCCCGAATTGCTTCAATGCAAAAAGAGATTCGTGGTCATATTGATCAAGTAGAGAAATTTACAAATACCAAGGATCGAAAAGGATTGCTCATGGCTGGTGCGGATAGAGCGATTCGCGAACTCATGTTCATCTTTAAAGATGATCCGATTGAAATCCCCCTGGAAGAAGCAACAATGAGTGTTTGGGCGCGAATGCAACTAGAAGAATAATCTTTGTTATAAAATATTAATAGTCAAACAAACTGCAATGGGAGCAGGGAAGAAAATACCAGGCCAACAAATGGCCGGTAAATACTCAGGCGCAATCAATGCTGCAAAGTCTCAAGGCGTCCCTCCCAAAGGTTCGCAGCCTCAACCCACTGCTCTCGACAAACTTGCATCGTAATGGCAAAAAATAAAATGCCTCCCGAGCTTCTGGAGCACTTCAAAAAGAAAGAAGCCAAGAACGAAGACGGAACTGAGATGTCTGACAAAGAGAAACGTAAGGCTGCTCTTGACAAGGCGCGTAAGTATCAAGAACAAAAGAAGAAAAAATAAGGTAGCATTCAAATAGAAGGCTATTTTATTTCGTGCCAAGTTATACGCATCTTGCATATAGGCGCAACGCTCGCGCTGCTGCACGGCAACAACAGATTCGTGTTCCGCGCAATGCAGATTCTTTGGCACTAGCCCGAGAAGACTTTGGTTTTTTCTGTGAATACGTAGCGGATAAACCTCCCGCTAAGCATCACCTTGATTGGCATCGTCACTTTGTGACGCATGAAGACAGTAGTTGTCTGATTAAGATTGCTGGCCCCAATGTTGATCTGCTTGCTCCCAGGGGATCGGCCAAGTCAACGGTCCTTGGCTTGCTTACCGCCTGGGCCATTGGAATTCACACACAAGCCAAGCTTCCGCTACAAATTCTTTACCTTTCTTACACGGTCGATATTGCGCGTTCTAAATCGGCCACGATCAAACGGATCATTGAAAGCAAGCGATATCAAGAAGTTTTTCCAAGTGTTCGGTTGATGAAGAACGTAACCAGTAATGAGTACTGGTCCATCGATCATCGTTTTGCCGGCATTGACACCACTGGCGATGAACAGTTTACGCTTTGTGCTGCAGGTCTCAAGGGCTCGGTGACCTCTAAGCGTTCACATTTGGTCATGATTGATGACGCCATCAAGTCTGCCGCTGATATTGCCAACCCTGACATTCGTAAACAAATGCAGGAAAACTGGAACGCAGTTATTGCACCCACGATGTTTGAAGGTGCGCGAGCAATTTGCCTTGGTACGCGTTTCAGGCATGACGATATTCACTCAACTACATTTAACGAACAAAATAACTGGAGTCAGATTGTTCTTTCTGCCATTCAAACAAATACTAAAACCGGAGATGAAGAGTCTTACTGGCCAGAGATGTGGTCATTGGATTATTTAAAAGAAAAGAAAAGGCAGGCTCCAATTGCTTTTTCATTTCAGTACATGAATCAAATCGTCAGACAAAATGAATTGTCTCTGGCGCCAGAACTGATCGTTAAAGCTGAGATTGCAACTGAATTTGATACGCTGGGCATTGGGGTTGACTTGTCAGCCGGTACAAAAGAAAAAAATGATTACACGGTAATGATTCTTGGTGGGCGTATTGGTGATCGGATTCATATTATTGATTACCGTAGGCTTCGCGTCATGGGTAACCTTGAAAAACTTGACGCAATGAAAGAGCTGTTAAATGATTGGTCAATTATCGGTAGAGATGATAACGGCAATTATTTCCCAACCTATTCAACGTGTGATATTTGGAGCGAGGCTGTTCAGTATCAGGCATCTCTTGAGGCGGACTTTAAACGCATCTGCTTAAATAACGAGGGTCTTTACAACTTGATTTGGCATCCGGTCAAAGGTTTCCGTGCTGACAAACTCGCACGCTTCCGTGGCATTATGGGTATGTTTGAAGATCGAAAAATTATCTTCAATCGTTTCCGCAACTTCACCAATCTTTTTGAAGAGCTTACAAATTTTGGTGTCAGTGGGCACGATGATTGTGTTGACGCTCTCGTCTGGCTTGTTACTGGTTTAGCAAGAAAAGGACAACTTCAGATCGATTACTGAATTTAGAATTAGAAAAAAGAGTTTTTGTTGTGGGACCAGAGTATGTTGCCATTGGGATTACGGCAATTGTATCTGCCATTACAGGTGGATCTTGGGTTGCTAATAAACTATTAGACAGACAAAGGGAGCGAATACAGCAAGCCCTTGACTACACGAATTCTCAAAAACGCAGAATTGATGTTTTGGAAGATCAGATTAATCGTATGCCTTTGGACTACGTATTAAAAGTTGATTTTCTTCGCGAGATTCAAGAAATGCATAACAATTTTCGGCAGATAAACGATAAGCTTGATAAGCTTATGGAAAAGCTTTTGACCAAATGAGCTACATTCTTGAAGTCGAAGAAGACGAAAACGGCGAACCTTTCATTACGCTTCCTGACGAAGTACTCGAAGAACTGGGTTGGCAAGAAGGCGATGTACTTGATTGGGATGTTCGTTCCAACGGTATTATTCTTACCAAGGTGAATGATCCGGCTGGTTACGAAGTTATAGATGAGTAGAATAAATAAAAAGAAATAGTGCGATGTTTTACGGCGGAATGGTAAACGTCCCTGGCGCACCGGGGAATTTAGTTGCTGGTGGCCCCAGCTTTGATATCAATCGCAGCGCAGGTCCCCTGGGAGGACGCTCCGGCGAACAGTTGCGTCGTCTTTATGAAGGTGGCACGCAACAAAATAAACAGCTCAATGAAGAGCTGATGAAGCGCGGAATTATGCCTGGCGCTGGTCCGCAATTACCAATGGCCTTTGGTAGCAGCAATCTTCCAGCAGCTGTTGGAAATATGGCGGGTTTAGCCAACGCGACTTTCTTTGAGGGTCCACAGCTTGGGCAGGCAACTCCTCAAGGCGTTCCTTCTCAACCCTACGGCGGCTCTCCCAATCGTCAGTTGACGGAAGAAGAAAAAGCAAAGTTGCTCCAGCAAGGCACTCCGCCTCCTCCGAACTTTCGCGAGCAGTTCTTTCCTAAGGCTGAGTTAGTTCCTGGTTTCCAGGGTAAATACGTTTCGTAATGGCACAAGACGATAGCAAATATTCCAAACCTGAGCTTCGTGAGCGGATTAAAGACCGCATCATGGCTGGTGATAAAGGCGGAAAGCCTGGTCAATGGTCTGCACGCAAAGCTCAGCTCCTTGCCCAGGAGTATGAAAAGGCTGGTGGCGGGTACAAAGGCGGCAAAGGGGAAAAACAAAAATCTCTGGAGAAGTGGGGGAAAGAAAAGTGGATGACGAAAGAAGAATACGAGAAAAGGAGTAAAGCTAAGAAGGCAGCCAAGAAGTATAAGGAGTCAAAATAATGGCTGTTGACAAAGCGATTCAAGACGGTTATACAAAACGCTATTTACCGGAAAAAGCTTGGGCTTCTCTTTCCTCAGAAGAACGGGAAGAAACAGATCGCAAAAAGCGCGAGGGCAGCAAAGAAGGAAAACAGTTTATTCCGAATACCGAAACAGCTAAAAAAGCTGGAAAAGCTGCAAGAGCCGCTAAAACCTATAAGACTGCTAAGATCAATAAAGATAAAGGGGAAAATAGTTAATGGCTGCAGGAGACG